GGGTAGGACTGCACCGAGATGCAGGGTAGGCTTACCTACTTACAGTATGTAATTCTCCACTAAAAAGTGGCCGCACTGTTGAGCTTTTGCTTAACTCGCATGACTCTCTTCTCAAGAACTTCCAGCGCAGTAGGCCCTCGCGGGTCACTGGTTCTAAGGGGTACTAATCCCAAAGATCTGGCAATGCTGTGCATTCTTTCGAGTACATCAGGGTAGCTGATTGGAAGATCAGCCAACTGAAGACTCGGCTGGATATCTACTCCTGTCGCATTAGCGATACGAACGAGTAGATCCTCAGACTCAGAACTGTCCTGGCGGACAGCGGTTGCCGAGGCCGGTGAATAGATATATTCACTTAGGCTCTGGCTCCGGAATCTTGGACTTGCTATCTTTGTTGCTAACAAAGAGCGGGTCCAGTCTTCTTTCTGGTACTGAGGGTAGTCTAAATCCAGACGATCCAGGAATTCTTCCAGTAAGAAATGCCTTTCCAAGGCACTCACACCAGCAGGGTTCATATTCAAACCCCACGGTTCTGGAAGAGTCAATATCATTTCAACAACTTTCCGCTGACGCGGTCGGAGGTACTGGATGTACCCTGGTCCGGTGTTTTTCACCAAGTCAATGAACGATCGATCAGAGATCTCTCGCCATTTTCCAACTGAAATAGCCCGATCAGGACAGATAACTCTGCCACCGAATTCAGTGATCCTATCACTGGTTAAAGTTTTTCCTTCTGACACACCGACCTCGAGTATAGAGAGGACCTCACGGTACCTCCTATTCAGATTAGGATCTGAGATGACAATGTCATCCCCGAGAATACGAAAGTTATCACCTTCGTATAAGCCCAATTCGATCTCTAGAGACCGAACGAGCAGCCCGTGTGTCAGGGCAAATGCTGCAAAGGAAGGGTACAAACCTAACGGCTGTCCCTTTGTCCAACGGACCAACCCTCTTGAGGGGGTTAGCCAATTGGCTGTCGACAATTCTTCAAAGAGGTTGATATCCTCTTCTAATAGACCGTCGATACTCCTAAGTAGCATAAGTTGCAATGATAAGGGAAACACGTTCGTTGCGTCGGACAAGTCCACCGCAAACATCGTGTTGCCTTCGTTCAACTTTCGTTGAGCCCAGGCGATCCCTGACTCCTGGTCATGGGTAACGTCCCATGATAACGTCGTCAGCAGCTCATAGAGCTGCGCCCCAATACGTGATAGCGCTAGCTGGTAAACTCGGAACGGATTAGCAACCGCCCTGAGCTTAAAACCGGGTTCTTGAATGTGCCCGATCTTTCCAGCAAAACCGGCTTTACGATACTCTGCACTTTCTCCCTCTTCAAAGAAGTAGGGCGGAAGCTTGCGAAGCCTCCTTTGTACAAGATCTCCTAAAGGTCTTACAACCTCTTGGAGGGCAGGGTATTTACTGTAAAGTCGTCTACCAAGTGAAGTGTCCCAAATGACATCAACGGTGGAAATCCACCCGTCATACTGACCCGATTGTTGCATCGCTGCAACCTCGCGATCAGACATGACCTCCTTGACAGTACCCCCCCTTACGGTAGGGGCTCTCTTGGAGGGACTTGGTATATAGTCTACCATGGTGCGCAATTTCTTCTTACCAACCTTTAGCTTCCCAGCTAAAGTTAACATGTGTGGTAAGAATACGT